GGAAAGACTTTTCTATTATCGTAATGGGTAAGGAAAAACAAGAGTTAAACGAATGGGCAAGGACTAGAAACCTTGCCTATATTGTATATTTAAGTAACACCACTGAAAAATCACCCAAGAGCATAAAGTCTTTTTGGCATATACCAGCTATTGATGATTTAGAAGTAGAAGATGAAAAGGTAATGTTAACAAGCGACCAATTGGCAAGGACACTAAAGTTGTACGGAGTAAATTAAAATATTATGGCAGATTCATTTGATAAGTTTAGTATTGGTATTGATGCCGATGTTTCAGCGTTACAATCTAGCTTAAAGGCAGCACAAAATACTCTTGCACAATTTGAAAGTGCATTAAAGAAAGCTACTAATATTGGTGAAATAAATTATCTTAATAAAAACATAGATAATTTAAAAGGTACAATTGCTCAATTAAATCAACAAGCTGGAAGATTAGGCAAACCGATGGGTGATGCTTCGCAATCACTTATAAACTTCTCAAGGATTGCTCAAGATGCTCCTTATGGAATTATGGGTATTGCGAATAACCTGAATCCTATGGTTGAATCGTTCCAAAGATTAGCTGCAACGGAAGGGGGAACTAAAAAGGCATTACAAGCAATGGTTGCTGGGTTAATGGGTCCAGCAGGGGTTGGTGTTGCAATAGGTGTGGTATCTTCATTGGCGGTTACATTTAGTAAAGAAATAGCAGCATTCTTTAAAGGACCAACTGCTGAACTAGAGAATTTTAGAGCAGAACTTAATAAAGTTGCAAGTGAAATAAATAAGTTAATAGGTAAAGAACAAACCAAAAGAACTATTGGAATACAATTAGCAGATTTAATTGTTGGTGGTAATAAAACGGCACAACAAGAAGCATTAAAACAATTACAAGATTTATATAGTAATAGTGCTGCGATTCAAAATGCAAAATTAGGTCAAGATAAAATATATTATCAAACTTTAGTTAATCAAGCAGCAATGCAAGCTGATGCAACTGCTAAAGAAAAAAATAATATTTCTCAATTAGATATTGCTTATGCTGCTCAAATAGAGAACGAGAAAAAAAGAAATGCAGAACTTAAAAAGATTACATCCGAAAGATTAATTGGAACAGGATATGCAACACAAAGGCAAACTGTTCAACAACAAAAAGATTTAATTAATGCTTCTTATGATATTTTAGGAAATGAAATTAAAAAGAATATTGCAAAACTTGAGGCAGATACATCTAAACAATTATCTGCAATTACATTAGTTCCTACTCCTGATAAAAAGAAAGCTAAAGAATCAATAGATACATTAAAAGAATTTTCTGCTGCACTTAAGTATGAATTGGCTCAACAATTAATGGATTATGAAAAATATAAGAAAAGATTTAAAGAAGTAGATACATCTTATATAGCATTTAAATATAAAAAAGAACCTGTAAAAGAAAGTGAATTTAGCAGAACTACAAAAAAAGAATTAGGAGACCAATCTCAAAATAGTTTAGGTAAGTTTTTAACTAAAAATACCAAAAACTTAATGGATAGTGAAGCAGAAATAAAGAAAACGCAAAAAGCGTATGAAGATTTTGCTAATTCAATTTCTAGAGATGTTTCAGGTGCTTTAATGGGTATGTGGGCAGATATGCAAGAAGGAGAATCGGTATTAAATTCAATTGGAAATATGTTAGGTAGATTAGCAGAACAATTTGTTGTTGCTGCTTTACAAGCTGCTATTTTTGCAGGTATAATGTCTTTATTAACAGGAGGTGTTGCTGGTGGTGGTTTGTCTTTTGCTGGGTATTTTATGAAAGGATTTGGAATGGCAGAAGGTGGAATTGTTACAGGACCAACTCACGCTTTAATAGGCGAAGGTAATGAAAGCGAAGCGGTTATGCCATTAAGTAAATTAAGCGGAATGCTTAACACTACATTTAGTGCAGGTGCAATGAGTGGTGGTGGAGGTGCAAGTGGTGGTTCATTTGTATTAAGAGGACAGGATTTATTAGTTGCAATAAATAGAACGCAGAAATCTTCATTCTTAAAAGGTCAAAACATAAGTTTAGTATAATGGCATACGGAATAAAATACATATTAACACAAGCATTAAGAGATGGAACAAGTTTATATGTAAATATTTATGAAAGAAATTATGTAGATGATTTAGTAATAAATTATGATGCAGTAAATATTCAATTAAATTCTAATGCAAGTGATGATGAACCATTGGCAGCAATAATTTCATCTCAATTAAATATATCATTTCTTGTATCGGATGAAAATTATGAAGATTTCCCTGATTTATTAAATTTTGATGTAAGAAAGTATTTTGTTAAAGTATATACAGTTGATATAGATTATCCTATTTGGGTAGGATTTTTATTTAATGACTATGTTCAAGTACCATTTACAACAGGATATATTCAAGTAGATATGATTGCCATAGATGGTTTATCATTTTTAGAAAATACGCAATTCAGTTATTATGAGTTAAAGAGTATTAATTCTACTGAAACCCTACTTGATATAATTGCAGAAACTTTAAATGTTATTGCTTATCCTGAACCTATTTATCTTTTAACATCTTGTTCTTATTATGCTGAAGGAATGTTTAACAGGGCAGATGCTTCATCCGAAGAACCATTTGACCAAACATATCAATATAGACGTGATTATCAAGGATTAACTTATTACGAAGTATTAGATAATATACTTAAATCTTTTGGTTGTAGGTTATTTCAAAGTGATGGAAAATGGCAAATATTAGCTATAAATGAAATGGCAAATGATACAAGATATTATACTAATTATCAAATATATCCAAGTATAGCTAATGCAGGAAGCGGTGTATTTGATAAAGATGTAACTATTGAACCTTATGCAGAAGGCAATGTGCATTTTGTAAATAATAGCCAAACTAAAATAATTAGAAAAGGTTATCCTAAATTGATTTTAGGACATACATATACAGTGCCTGATAACTATGCTCACAATGGTAATTTTAAAGGATTAAGTTCAGGAACTAGTCTTTATGGTTGGTTATTAATTGGTTCTTATGGTATAACAAGTGATGTATATATAGAAGTAGTACCAGAAAATCAATCAAATATTGTTAAATTAAGCAGTTCTTTTCTTGATACTGAAGTATCTATGCAAATGGGAGATGGTTCAACTTTAAATTATTTGCCTTACATAGTAGGTCCAAGTTTTACAATATCATTTGTATATCGTATGTTCTTTGAGAAAATTAAAATGCAAATTAGTATTCAAGAAACATTAATATCACAAATTTATTATTTTAATTCATCAGGTTTTTGGCAAACAAGTCAAACATTTATTGATATAAATAAACCTAATGATTCATATACAAATGGAAATTACTCAAAAGAAATAAATTTATTTAATGTTGATAATCCTGCTTTTTCAAATATTATAGGATATTTAAGAATTAAAATATATACTTATAATGACTTTTCCGATATTAGTATTAGCGATTTTAAAATTGAACAAAATATAGGAGCAAATGGGTCTTTAAATATTATTAGGCAAATATCGGATGAGGATGTGCCAACTAAAGATTTAACTCAACCTTACGGAACGCCAATTAACGAAGCAAATGCAAATAATTTAGGAGTATTATTTAACGCATCAAATGTTGTTCTTAAAAATTGGTATAGATACCCAAATACAACTGAAGAATTTTTATATCTACAAATGTTAATAGCTAGGCAATATTCAAATTTATTAAATAAGAATTTTGGCACATTGGAAGCAGATTTAGGTTCATTTCAAACTGAAAAAGGATTAAATTATTTAGATAAAGTTTATTTAGTTACTGACCCAATAACAACTCCTTTAACTTACGATGGTAAAAAGTTCCTTTTAAATAGGGGAAGTGTTGTTCCACAAATTGATGAAGTTAACTCTATGCAGATTATTGAGATTACTGATGAAGATAATGATTCAACTGAAACAATACAATACATAAATAGATAAAACATTAAATTTGCAATATGGCAGACAATGTACAAGGCAACAATATAATGTTGTATTATTTTGAACCACCTTCGGTTACATATCCAGCAGGTAGGGATATTCCGTTTTCGTGTTCTACAAATTGCACATTTAGTGTAAGTGTTGACCAAAAAGAAGTAACAAGCCAAACGAGTGCGTGGTATAGAGAATACAAGAACGATACTGCAACTTGGAGTGTAACTTGTGATGGTCTTATAACTTTGGATGG